ATGAGTTAAAGTTTGATGAGAAAGAAAATGTAATTAAACAAGGAGACCTGAAAGATTTGTTGAAAGAAATGACTAAATGAAATGGCCAACAGTAATCATAGATAATTTTTTTAATAACTTTGAAGCTGTTAAAAAATTTTCAGAAGAAGTAGAATACTTTCCTCCTGAAGATGGTAACTGGCCTGGTCTTCGATCAAAACTTTTACATGAAGTTAATTATCCTTTCTTTGAGATGACTTGTGCTAAAATGATAGAAGCTCTCTATCCTATGAACTATGAAGATCTTAAATTTACTGCTAGGATGCAGTTTCAAAAAATACCTTTCCAAGGGACTGGATTTATTCATCAAGATGATGACGAAATCTCTTCTATTATTTTTATATCCGGTAAAAACTCTGGAGGGACCAGTCTTCATGAACCCAAGACTTATCCTTATAACAGAGATGGGTACGTCCCCCTGAAGTGGGATGCATTTAAGAATCCTGCTAAAATGAAAACTAAAAAATTTAAAGATGTGGTTAACAAACACAATAGCCAGTTTGATTTAAAGACTAAAGTAGTATTTAAACCTAATAGAGCTTTACTATTTGATTGTCATGAGTATCATCAAGCAGATAATTTTGGAGGAGAAAGAGTTACATTAGTAACTTTTTTTCAAAGTATACAAACAAAAGACGGCACGGTCTTAAAGAATCATGTCGCAGAATGCAACAAGAGAGGATAATATGAAAAAACCAGTAAACTTCAAACGAAACTTAGCCAGAGTAGCTACAGTCGGTGGAGAAGATAGCATGGGTTTGAAGGAGATAGAATATAAAATCTATCACTGGGGCCCTTTACTATTTAAAACTAAAATTAATGAGACAGACCTTAAAGCTTTACGTAAGATATGTAATCAAGCAACACAGAACTGGTCTGAAAATTTAGCTGGCATCATTAAAGATGAACGGCTACTCGATAAAAAGAAATACATTGATATTGTAAGACCTTATTTCAGAGCTTATCAAGATGCTTACAAAACTTGGTATGGTCTTGTTCTTAAAGGTGTTGACGTTACTGCAGCATGGGTAAACTTTATGAAGAAGGGAGAAGGTAATCCCCCACACATCCATCATGACTGTCACTTGTCTTCAGTTATTTTTGTAGATATTCCTAAACCTATTATTAAAGAACAGAAGAACTGGAAAGGGACCGGCAACGGCCCGGCGGCTTTAAGCTTCTTTATGGGTAACCCCCAAAATTTTCACACAAATTCATTTGATTTTAAGCCAGAAGTTGGAGACTTTTTTATTTTTCCATGGAACCTAACTCATTCTGTAAGTACGTTTTATTCTAATGTTACAAGGACTTCAATTGCTGCTAATTTTAAAATAACTGATGATAATATTTTTGAAAAAACTGAAGATGGAACAGCTAAACTAATTACACCTATGAAGGATATATCTAAATGACGGAGACTAAGAAACCAAGAGTCTACATCGCTATGCCCTGTTATGATACTATGAAGGTAGAGACGTGTGTGTCTATCTTAAATACTTACGCAGTGTTAGCTAAGTCTGGAATCGAATGTGTATTTAAATCTGTTAAATCATCCCTCGTGACTCATGCTAGAAATTTATTAACTGCAGGATTCCTAGCTTCAGGCTATGAGTATATGTTGTTTGTTGATGCGGACGTAGAGTTCTCACATGAGACGGTCCTTAGAATGTTAGTCCCTGAGAAAGATATAGTTGTTACCCCATATAGATTAAAAGAGAATCCTCTTAAAGTTAAATATCCTGTAGAGTTCCCAGACCCTGAGAAGATTAAGATTCTACCGTTTGATTTGGTTGAGTTGAAGTCAGCTCCTGCTGGATTGATGTTAATTAAGAGAAAGGTATTTGAAAAACTAATAGAATTAAATCCTAAATATAAAATTAAATTTGATAAAGACCACCAAGATAAAATGGATATAGAAATTGGATCGAAAGGAGCTACCGAGAAATATATGTATAATTTCTGGGATACGTCGTTTGGGTTAGATAGTGGGGAGTGGAAAGGTGAAGATTTATCGTTCTGTGACCTCGTAGCAGACGCCGAGATAAGTATTTACGGGAATCTGGACTCATGGACCACGCACCACGGATCATGGGGCTTTAGAGGCACCTTTGGTGATTCATTAAAGAAGAAGGAGGACAAATGAGAGAACAAATATACAAAGCTCTGATGGTACGTTACCAGCACCAGATGGAAGACGCACTACTTAAAATAGATCTGTTGATGACCAATCCCCATGCGGTGATTGTAGAGCATACAGACATCACGGGCGAAATTGACAAATTGTTACACAAAGTTGCGGATGCCAAAGAGAATATGGCCACTTTGAGGCAATATTATGGTACAAATTAGACCGGACATTTACATAAGAGATTCTGGAGATAAATTAGTATCACTTAAAAAAAACATGAAAAAAAAGTGTCTTTATGTCCAAGAAGAAAAAAAGACAATAATACCAACATTTCTAATCGATTTTAGTGGACATTTTAGTGGACATTTTTTATACAACTGGACATTATATAATGTCCAAAGTAGTAGTGCCTCCGCGCGCGCGTAAGGCTGCTTAACATTAAGTGATTTATCTGGTAGAACTCTTATATGCCTAAGAAAAGAAGAAAAAGAATCATAACTCAAATAACTCCTGATATACCTTTTCCTAAAGTCAGAGTGGAGTGGGTCGACGCCATGAGTGACTCAGGCTGGGCCAATGAAAAAGAATTTAATAAGATGAAATTAGCTTATCCAGTTAATGAAGGTTGGCTCTATTCTAAAGATAATAAATCAGTTAAACTTTTTGCCTCTTACGATAAAGAAGACGATGGTAGTTTTACTTTTGGGGATCGGACGATGATTCCTCGTGATTGGGTGAAGAAGATTCAGAAGATTTAGGTAACTCAATTGTCTCGCCTTCAATTGTCTTTGCATTTAACAGAGGTTCGTAATCGGCTAGTATTTGTTTCATTTTTAATTGTAGCTCCTCTTCTGACATGTCTTCTAATTTACCTGTTTTTATTATTTTTCTGTCTATGTACAATCCTGCTGCCTTTCCACGATTTGTTTCTGCGTTTACTGCAGAAGAGAAAGAACCTTTCTTTAAAGCAAGCTCTTTAATACGTGCGAGTTCTGCCACATGTCCGTCATAATTGACTTCAAATTTCTTAAGTCTCTCCTCTTTTAGTTTGCCGATATATCCTGCCACTAATGGTGATACTCTCGGGTTCATTAATTCTGATCCTTCTTGCCTAGCTCTAGTTTCAGAATAGCCAGCTAGCTTTGCCGCTTCGGTCTGAGTGAGTGGGCCATCTGGTCCGCCAAATACTATAAATTCAGCGAATCTTTTTTGCATATCTGTTAATCTTTTAGGTAATCCCATATTGACAATTTAAGGTAACTATCCTATATTGTCAATATATGAAAGACACTAAAAATAAAGAAGACAGGGGCCCTCTCGACTTAACTTATTTAATTGAGCAACACCGAAAAGACATTTGGGAGTTCAAAGAGAAAGAAATGGAGTGGATTAAAACTAAGAACCAACTTGATGGTACAAAGAGAATTGTAGAAGAACTCTCTACTAAAATCGTTGATTTAAAAAAAGAGATTGACAGATTAGCAGAAGAGAATAATAACATTCGAACTATAGATTCTTCTCATCAAGAGACAAATGGTAGGCTTCAAAAAGATAATAGATATTTAGCTGAACAAGTTGAAACCTATAAGGAGATATTAAGAAAGGCTGGACTGTAATGCGTGTACAAGATATGCAGCAGTTTCTTTCTTCCTTTACTGAAGGATCAGACGCAGTGAAGAATGCAGTTATCTTTGCTGAAGTTAATGGAACTTTATATGACATTAAAAGAATGGAAGTGCATGAGAATCAATCTCCCATTATTGGTTTCACAGGTCATACCGCGCATAGACTTGTCTTAAAAACTATGGAACCATCCAAAATAATTTTACCTGATAGACTTAAAAAAGATTATTAAATGGATGACGATGTTACCCCAAAAACTTCATGGGTCCAGAAGCTAAATTATATAAAAAATTGCGTCGAGTATGCAAAGAAATTTCGTGGATTCGGATTGAAAACCTTAGCTCTCTGGGCACTCCTGATCTATTGGGCTATAATAATTCTGGGCACTTTTTCACTCTAGAATTAAAGGTGACCAAAGGGAACAAAGTTAGGTTCTCACCTCATCAAATTGCCTTCCATAAATCACATCCAAACAATACATTCATCCTAGTCGAGGCCCTTGGTCAAAGGTCCTCGAAACTTTTTTACTTGATCCCTGGTTCAAGAATCTCGGAGCTTGTTGCTTGTGGATTGTCTAAGCTTGATGCTTGCCGCTTGGAGCTTGGTGCTTGCTGCTTGAGGCTTCAGAACCTGAACTAGGTTCTGGTTTAGTATCGCTTGTGGCTTGGTGCTTGAAGCTTTGAGCTTCTTCTCTTCTCTTTCTTCTCGCTTCGGCCCGGAGGGCTGCGTAGTATTTCGGGTGATACCAGGTCATCAGTGCTGTCCATATGATATATTTTTTATATCTTTATTCCAGCAATTTCTACAGTCTCTGCATTCATTGCCCTGAAGAGCGCTGGGGCACGTCGCGCCGGCTGTCACCACGGTGCTGGTGTGTGACCAGCTGCCAGAAGCAGGCTGGTCCACCATCGGCATGGAGAATCTTATAACGAGGTTGTCTGGGGCCCTGTGGAGATGGTCCTTGATCCACGCTTCACGGGTCGGTAACCAGTGACGCTTAGAAGGTGACAGCCTGCAGACTTCATAAATTTTGTTTAAGTGCTCAAGGTCCTGTACATCTCCAGAGTCATGCCACCTGAAGACGTCCGGCTTCTTGCTGTTGATCAGGTGAGCCATAGCCTGGACCCAGCTGGCATCCTTCACAGCTGCCAGTCTCCTGTACTGTGCATCTTGCACAACTTTAAATACGTAACAACCTTTAAGAGCGTAACAGTCATAGCATGTTGAGCCCTTCACAGCCCGGAGCTTGGAGCCGGTTTTGCATTCTTTGGCAGGGAGGCCAATTGACCAACCAGGCATTTTCGACGGCTTGCTCAGGCTGCCGCCTATAATTTTTAATGCTTCATCTGTTTTCATAATTTCCTACTTTCTAAATCCTTTATAGTCCCAGATCCCTGGGATGTCAAGCTTGAAGCTTGCGGCTTGCTGCTTGGAGCTTGTTGCTTGAAGCTTTTCCCTTTCTTTTTCTTTTTTCATATTAACCCATATGCATTTACTTAAGAATGCATATGAGCAAAACCTGGCGCAATGTATAGCTCGAGCGCAGAGCGCTGATTTTTTCTCATTCTGTAAACTTCATGACCAAGGACCGCCCACTACTCCGGCGCGCGGGGTTCTGTCCCTGATCCCAGATCCATACTCTTCACAGCCGGGCTTATCTAGAATCCACTGGCCACTAATAATATGGATCAGGGATCAGTTGTTGTCCTGTGCAGGTCAACTGAGTCGCGGGCCAATATCAGCTTTAGATATATCCGACGCGACCTGTACTATAGCCGTTTAAATCCGGCAGTTACAACATCTGATCCCAGATCCGATGGCTCCCGTACGGAGATTATCTGGCACATACCATCGGATCAGGGATCAGTTCTGCCTGTTCCTTGCACGAAGACGGACATATGTCGGTGTGACGTGCAATACAACCAGAAGTTGTCCCAATCGTATGAACTAGGTTTCTAATTCATCTTGAATTCCGTCCATTATATCTTGAGCATATCTATGCTCTACACAATATCCATCTCCAAAAGTCTGGCAATTTGGGTCAACCTTTTCTTCCCAAAAATCTTTTGCCCAATGAGTTTTTGGAACAAATAAAACAAGTGTACCCTGATTGTTAATGTCAAAATGTGTTTTTATGTCTCCTTTATATTTCATGTCTCCAATATAATACTTGACAATCCTATTGTCAAGTGATATTATTAAAATAATTATAACAACCAAAAAGGAGAAATAAAAATGTTATACTTAATAATGAAAGAGAAATATTATAAGGGTATAGAAAATTCTTATGATATTCAAGACTTAACTGATAGCGAAGATAAAGCAAATGATATGTTGCAAGGTTATGAGTTAATTAATCAAGACGAAACTGTGAAATATCAGATTGTTAAATACACTCCGATTTTTGCATACAAGAAAGAGGAAAACAATGAGTAGAATAAGGTTAAACCAAGAGTACAGAAATAAAATCGCAAATCGTTTGCGAGTACACTTGGAACAAGAACCAACCCAAGAAAAAACAAAGTATGATGAACTCAAAGCCGACCAAATTGAGTTGAATGACAAGGCATGGGATTTAGCCGAAACTATTGTCAGAAAACATTATACAGATGAAGATGTTAGAATGGCATATCATCTACAAAACAAGTTTGAAAATGTTTCAACAATCGCAAAGGATAGTTGTTTTCATTTTCATTATCTTGGAGAGGTAGAAGATAGAGACTATGATAATAAACCTATAATGAAAGAAAAAAATATTGAAGAACATTTTGACTTTCGTTTAGGTGGAGACTTTGAACATAATGATAGTACATCATATTCAAGCGATAGTGCTTATGGATATGCTTTGTATCGTGATGAACTCAAAGCCCAAGAAAATTGTAATCCTGATATTTTGATTGAACAAGAGGGCAAAGACCAAAACCCACACAAAACAAAATATGTTGATAACAATGACAAGTATCTTGGTCGTGATGATAGTGGCTATGGCAAACAATGGAACGAGAAATATCAATTAGATTTAATTGGTAGAGAATATTGTAGAGATAGGTCTATTGCTTGTAATGAAGAACAATTTATGATGTTAAAACAATGGAAAGCCCAAAAAGGTCAATTTGTTATGGCACATCATAAATGGATTAAATCTGTATTAGACCAAATGAAAGAAATTAAGCAAGGTCTAAAAAGTTATAAATATATGGACGAGGCGATTGAAGTTTGTAATGGTCTTGGTCTTGAAATAACTGACGCAGAAATAATTAGAACTAACTCTACTGGTCTAACTTGTTATAATCCTGAAAATCTTGTTGCAAGGATTAAGAGCATGAAAAACAAAGAGAAAACAAGAGAGCAAAAAATAGCCGAAAGAATGGCTTATATAAAAGGAGAAGAAAGTGTAAATTAGACTATTGACAACCTATCCTATCAATGATAGGATAGGTCATTAATTAGAAAGAAAAAAAGGAGAATAAAATATGAAATACTTTAGTTGGTTTATGAAATCTAGAAACAAGTTTGCAACGTGTCGTGGACTTGATGAACATGAGTACTATGATGAATGGTCAGGCAAATTTAAAACATTTAAATCAAGACAATGGACAGACCTTAAAGGTTATCCATGTTATAACTTTTGGGATATTGATAGTGAACACCCAAGAACTGCAGTTAATTATTCTGTGAGGAAAGCATGACAGATTTACAAGCTTTAAAAGAATCAATTAGAAACGAGTTAAGGGAAATATTAAAAGACTATCATTATGATAGCGACACAGAACATATGTCCAAAGACGTTGTTACGTCTTTGGAAAACATTGTTGGGAGTTTAAAATGAGTAATTATAATTGGTGTCATGGACCGAACTGCCATACTATTGAAACTCAATCAAGGGTTCGTGGTTCAGGAGATAATAAAGTATTGAGAACGATTAGAATTAAGTTTGGCAGATATAATTATTCCGGAGATACAAGACCGAGTGTTTGGGATTATTTTTGTAATCAAAGATGTTTAATGGATTTTATAGATAAACATATAACACGAATTACAGAACTAGAGCCAAGGCGCGAGGCTCAGGAAACTCCAATCAAGATTGAAAAAGAGAAATACGAAAGTTATAGATATGAGTGGAAGAATGGAGATACTACACGAGTACCATATCAAGCAACAAGGACCACGATTAAAGGGGTTGACAATGTTTAAGGGATAGTATAGGATAACTATTATGAAAACAAATATAGATAATAAAACACATGAACGAAAGAACAGATTTAATGGAGAATCTGTAATGCTAACAAAACAAGAGGCAAGAATACATGATGAACTATTCTTGTGTGAAATCATGGCAACGTTAGAGGACAAGACATTAGGCACAGGTGCGAGCAAGCATTGGGAGACAATGCGTAAGCACTTGAATTGGTTTCGTAAGAACAATGCAAAAGCATATATGGTATTATTAGATTAATATTCTAGTATAGTATGTATGCAGTTTATGCATCAACCACAGGTTGTGGCGCGCGCCCGCGCGCCGCGGTCGCTTCGCTCCCGCTCCCATTCAATAGAGGTACCAAACCCAAATCCAATCACGTTTAAAACATCGACCCCTACCCCAGATTGAATAAAAAGGGGTCCCACTACTTCAGGTTGAATTGCTTGATTTAGAGAGTCAATGGTGGTAAAAACTTATTAAACATCCTACAAGGGATGCGAAAAATTTTAAAAAAATTTTGTATGAATTTGGATAATATAGACATTAGTAAGCTCCCCTCAGACGTTCGTAAAAAATTTCTTCAATTGCAAGTGCTGCATGCCGAGAAAAAAATTCAAAATAAAGCTAAAGAAGACTTTTTATCTTTTGTTAAATGTGTTTGGCCTGAGTTTATTGAAGGTGCTCATCATAGACATATCGCACAAAAGTTTAATGACCTTGCAACAGGTAAACTTACACGTCTAATTGTGAATATGCCACCTAGGCATACTAAATCAGAATTTGCTTCTTACCTTTTGCCTGCATGGATGGTAGGTAGAAATCCAAAATTAAAGATAATTCAAGCAACTCACACTGGAGAACTTGCAATTCGTTTTGGTCGTAAAGCAAAAAACTTAATTGATAGTCCAGAATATCATAAAATTTTTGAAACTAGACTCCAAGAAGATTCACAAGCAGCCGGTCGTTGGGAAACTGCCCAAGGCGGCGAGTACTTTGCAGCTGGTGTTGGTGGAGCAATAACGGGTCGTGGTGCGGATTTATTAATTATTGATGACCCTCACTCTGAGCAAGACGCAATGTCAGCGACTGCCATGGAAAATGCTTATGAATGGTACACTTCAGGTCCACGTCAACGTCTTCAACCAGGTGGAAAAATAATTTTAGTAATGACTAGATGGTCAAAAAAGGATTTGACTGGAATTTTGTTAAAAAATCAAAAAGAAGTAAAAGCTGATCAATGGGAAGTGGTCGAATTTCCGGCAATCTTGGACCACGGAGCTGAACCTCAAGCAGTTTGGCCTGAATATTGGAAATTAGATGAATTACAAAAAGTAAAAGCAACACTTCCAGTGGGAAAATGGAATGCACAATGGATGCAACGTCCAACTTCTGAAGAAGGGGCGCTAATTAAGCGAGAATGGTGGCGAAAATGGGAAGAAGACTGGCTTCCAGACCTACATTATGTAATTCAGTCATATGATACCGCATATTTGAAAAAAGAAACGGCCGATTTTAGTGCAATTACCACTTGGGGCGTTTTTTACCCAAATGAGGACTCTCCTGCCAATTTAATTTTGATTGATTCCATAAAAGGGCGATATGAATTTCCAGAATTAAGGCGTGTTGCTCTCGATCAGTATAAATATTGGAAACCGGAGTCAGTTATCATCGAAGCAAAAGCTGCCGGACTGCCTTTGACCTATGAACTTCGTCAAATGGATATCCCAGTTCAAAACTTTACACCGAGCAAAGGAAATGATAAACATGTCAGAGTAAATACATGCGCTCCGTTGTTTGAATCTGGTATAATATGGGCGCCAGACCAGAAATTCGCGGAGGAAGTCATAGAGGAATGTGCAGCATTCCCACACGGTGATCATGACGACTTAGTAGACTCAACTACTCAAGCTATCATGCGATTCAGACAAGGTGGTTTTATACAACACCCTGAAGACTACGTATTAGAAAAACGAGCGCCTAGGAAGATGGAATATTATTAATGTCAGGATTAACATTTCTTTATAAATTATTATTAAAAGAGACAGCTAAAGGTTCGGGTAAAGCATCAGGTATTATGTCTATTGGTCCAGACATTCGAAAGACTACCATGAACAAATATTCTAAATATGTGGACAGTGCAAAAAGACAAGGTGTAGATCTTGATAAGCTGTCTGAACAAGAAATAAAATATATGCTTCAACTTAACAAACCTAAACCTATCAGAGCTATTCCGGCTGATTCTCCTGAAGGAAAAGGTATTACAGAAATGTTACTTGGTAAACGAGGTGAAGTTATTAAAGGAGATTTTGGTGGTGGTATTACCGATGATGTAAGTGAAACAATTATAAAAATAAAAACAATGGAACCCATGGAGTCAATGAAAGAAGCTAATAAAGTTTTAAAAGGGGAAGGTCGATATAAACGTTTATCACAAGTAGACCGGGAAAAAATTGTAAATGATGAAGGCGTTATGGATCATATCTTTGAAAGAAATGTTAAACCTGATCCAGAAGACATGGCAGACGGCGGTAGAACCGGTTTAAATTATTTACTTGCAGAAGATACAAATGAGAGAGTGCCATTTAAAATGGGCCGTCGTGCATTTTTAAAATTAATGGGAGCAGGGGCTGCAGGTATTGGTGCACTTAAAACAGGAGCATTAAAACTTTTTGGTAAAGAAGGAGCAACTGTTGCAAAAGAAATAACACAAGTTCCAATTAAAACAGGAGCCGATGGCATGCCAGCGTGGTTTCAGCCTTTAGTTAATAGAATTATAAAAGAGGGAGAAGAAGTTGAATCAGGAGCCGAAAGAGTTATTCGACATAAAGCGCAATTACCAAAATCTAAAACAGACATTATAGTTGAACAGGATTTAACTACTGGAGATGTAAGAGTTGATATTGGAATGGAAAAACATGGTTTTGCAGATGGTAAATTTGGTCAACCGGTTAGATTAGAATATAAAGCAAAAGAACTTATTGAACCTGATATGGACGATGCAGGAAAAATAAGAAAAAAAGGTGGAGAAATGCCAGAAGAGTTTAATGTTGAAGAAGCAGAATTTACTGGAGGGCATCCAGAAAACGTTAAGTTTGAAGAATCATCTATTAATAAATTCGGTCAACATGAATCTGATTTTAGAGAAGTAGAAGAATTTGCAATTGGAAAAAATACAATTAAAGGTCAAGTAGGTAGCAAATCAAGTTTACAAAAACAAAGTGAAGATCTTGCTGATCATTTTTCAAACTATCCAGAACCAGATGACTTTGCATCCGGTGGCCGTGTTCCGTTAAGCGAGGGTAAAGATGCAAGATATGAGAATTATTATATTGATCCTGAAACAGGAGAATTGAAAAGAAAACCAAAACTTAAACCAAAAGCTGAACCTCATTGGAAATATGATATTGATGAAGAAGGAAATTTAGTACCTAAACCAAAAATTAAACCTCAACTAATGGCATCCGGTGGTTTGGCTAAGTTGTTAGGAGAATAATGAGCGGTGTAGATAGTATAGAAAAATATTCACAAATGATGCGTTGGTTAACTAGACCACAATCCCAGGTCCAAGGACCACGGAGCACGGAACTTGCTGAAGGTGGACGGATCGGGTTTAAAAAAGGTAAGAGAGCCGAAGGAGAGCGTAGAATGTATTCCGGAAGAATGATGACTGAAGATCAGATAGAAGCTCTTAAAGAAAGAAGATTACTTCCAAAACAAGAAGGCATGACTTGGGATAAAAAAACTAAATCATTTAGACCAAGAAAAATTTTTACCGAAACAATGACTGCCGCAGAAAGAAAAGAAAAATTTACAGCTAAAGATAAAATTAAAAAATTAACAAAAAAAACTTCTAAAAAAATAAAAGATTTTGTAAAAAAATTTAAATTAGATAATAATGGCAGAGCCCCTACTGTTATGGAATTAATGGACGAAGGTTTTATTCATAAAAATATTCACAAATATTTAGAAAAAGGAAAAGATTTTACTGCTTTAACAAAACAAGAAGCAGGAAAATTAGGGGGTAAACAATTTGGTGATCTTACCGAAGAAGCCCAAATAGCAATTAAAGAACATTTTCATGATGTAGATATTGATTTTAGTAAAAATGCAGATGGAACTTATAAAAAAGGAAAATACGGAATTGCAGCTGGAGGAAGAGGAGAATCTAAAGCTTTATATGAACAGATAAGAAGATTTGCAGGTACTCCTTCTGAATGGAAATATGCTTATAATTTAGGTGCTGCTGATGGATGGTTACTTTCACAAATGGATCGAGCTGGTTATGAACCAATTTACGAAACTATAAAAGGCAACAAAAAAATTATTGGTCACATAGATCCAGATGGAAATAAATATTATGGAGCTAAAAAATGGGCTGACAAATATAAAGGACTACAAGTTGCAACTTCTCATCCTGATTATAAAGAAACTAAAAAATTAGTGGATATAACTAATAAAACTAGAACTCTTCCTAATCAAGCTATTCAAGATATTCTTACTAAAGGTGGAGTGCCTGTAGATAGTAAATTACAATTAAATCATTTATTAAATTATTTAATTGATGAAAAAGGTGTTGATGTAACTAGATCAGCTTTAGAAAAACACCATGTAAGAGGAGTTAAACATTCTCCTACAAAAGATCTTCAATTAGTAACACGTATTGCTAATCAAAAAGCAAATAAAATAAGAAATGAAATTCAATCAAAAGTATTTGATAGAATAGATGTAGATGAACGATTAAAAAAATTAGGAATTACTTTAGATGTAGATGGAGCACGATATGGGGGAAAAGGTTTTGGTTCTTTTAAAGAAGTAGAAGGTTTCGTTGAAAAAGGTTTAAAAGGTTTTGATGAAACAAAATTTAAAGGTTTAAAAGAAGCTTTAGTTAGTGCGGGTATTCCATGTAACAAAGGTGTTGGTGGTCAGTGTGATTCAATTATGGACTATCAAAAAGGATACAATAAACTTGTTAAAGAAGCAGCTGATGGAAAAGGAAGTAAACAAGCAATATCTAAATTAGCTAATTTTTCAAAAAAAATACGTGGACTTAAAGGTCCTGCAGCTGTAACTGGTTGGGGTCTTTTAGCTGAAGCAGGTTTTATGGTTCCATTTGCAATTGGAGATTATGCAGCTGGAAAATCTTGGAAAAGAATTTTAGGTAATGCAACTGATTATGGTTTGGGTCCTATCTTTGGTCAATCAGAACAAGAAGAATTTGAAGCAGCGCTTCCTAAAGGATCAGCAGCTGTACAAAGACAAAATGTTTTGGACTTGGGGAAAAAATTAGATTTTTTGGAAAATCGAACAGTTAACCCTCAAGGAAGAATAGGAATGGATAAAACACGAAGAGAAAGATCTGCACAAAATGTTTATGATAGTACTCTAGATGAATATATTTTAAACATGCAACCATTTATAAGAACAACTCCTCACACAGAACAAGGAAGATTTTATGACCAAGGTTTAATGGATATAGCCACACAACAAACAATGGATGCTCATGCTAAAATAGCACGAGACGATGCAGCTACAAAACAAGATAGAATATCTCAAGGTTGGCTTGCTGCTGACGATTGGTATCTGGATATAGATAAAGGAAGAAATTATGGAGGACAAAGTCCTTATGCAGAAGGTGGTATAGCGAGTTTAAATGTTAAAAAATAATCCAACACTTATTAAAAATATGAAGCATGTTAAATGGGATCAAATACCTCCTTTAAAAGGGCCTAATCCACAAGGGTTGATTAAAGTAGTAAAAAAGGATAAGAAGAAGCAGGAGAATTTAAAATGGCAGAAATAGATAAGTCTCTCCCAAACGTTAAACGACCTGAAGAAGAAGTTGCACAAGGCGAAGTTGACGTCATGGAGATTGAACAAACATCAAAAGGACCAGTAGAAGTTACTGAAGACGAGTCAGGCGCAACAATTGATTTTGATCCGGGCGCAATGCCTTTACCAGAAGAAGGCGATCACTTTGCAAATTTAAATGATTTATTACCCAATGATATTACCGATCCTATCGCTAATAGATTAGAAGGAGATTATAGAGAATATAAAGCTTCTCGTGCAGATTGGGAAAGAGCTTATACAGTTGGTTTAGATCTTTTAGGATTTAAATATGAAAATAGAACAGAACCTTTCCAAGGAGCAAGTGGTGCAACTCACCCAGTATTAGCAGAAGCTGTTACACAGTTTCAAGCTTTAGCTTATAAAGAATTATTACCAGCTGATGGACCCGTTAGAACTCAAATTATGGGAATGACTAATCCACAAAAAGAACAACAGTCTCAACGTGTTAAAGATTTCATGAATTATCAATTAATGGATAAGATGAAAGAATACGAACCTGAATTTGATCAGATGTTATTTTATTTACCATTAGCAGGATCTACATTTAAAAAAGTTTATTATGATGATCTATTAGGTAGAGCTGTTTCTAAATTTATACCAGCGGACGATTTAATCGTTCCTTACACAGCAACTTCTTTAGAAGATGCTACATCTGTTTGTCATGTAATTAAAATTTCAGAAAATGATTTACGTAAACAACAAGTAAATGGTTTTTATTCTGATATAGAATTACATAAACCTCAAGACGTAACTACAAATGAAGTAAAGAAAAAAGAATTAGAATTAGAAGGTCTAACTAAATCACAAAGAGTTGAACCTTTATACACAATACTAGAATTCCACGTAGACCTTGATTTAGAAGGTTTCGAAGATGTTGGCCCAGATGGGGAACCAACAGGAATAAAATTACCTTACATCGTTACAATCGAGCAAGGTAGTCGGAAGGTTTTGTCTATTAGACGAAACTTCGCGCCCAATGATCCATTGAAAAATAAGATCCAATATTTCGTCCACTTCAAATTTCTGCCAGGACTTGGATTTTATGGCCTTGGACTCATTCACATGATTGGCGGATTGAGCCGTACTGCAACTGCGGCTCTCCGTCAATTATTAGACGCGGGAACTTTATCAAACCTACCGGCGGGTTTTAAACAACGGGGTGTCAGAGTAAAAGATGACGCTGCAAACATACAACCAGGTGAATTTAAAGATGTAGATACACCGGGTGGAAATTTAAAAGATGCTTTTGTATTTTTACCATACAAAGAGCCTTCTCAGACTTTATTGCAATTGATGGGAATTGTCGTTCAAGCGGGACAAAGATTCGCGTCGATTGCTGACATGCAAGTCGGTGACGGGAACCAATCAGCAGCTGTTGGTACGACTGTAGCCCTATTAGAGCGCGGCTCACGGGTAATGTCAGCAATCCATAAAAGACTGTATGTTTCACTTAAAAATGAATTTAAATTACTGGCGAATGTTTTTAAAACATATTTGCCACCAGAATATCCTTATGATGTAGTAGGTGGACAAAGAAATATTAAACTTACCGATTTTGATGATAGAGTAGATATTCTACCTGTTGCAGATCCAAATATATTTTCAATGTCACAAAGAATTTCATTAGCACAATCTGAATTACAATTAGCAATGTCTAATCCACAAATGCATAATTTATATATGTGTTACAGAAAAATGTACGAAGCATTGGGAGTTAAAGATATAGATAGAATATTACCTCCTCCTCCACCGAATCAACCTAAAGATCCGGCGATCGAACACATTGATGCAATGGCTATGAAACCTTTTCAAGCGTTTCCAGGTCAAGATCATAGAGCTCACGTTACAGCTCACTTAAATTTTATGGCTAGTAATTTTGTTAGAAACAATCCAAGCATTACTGCAGCATTAGAAAAAAATATTATGGAGCATATATCATTGATGGCACAAGAACAGGTTCAAATAGAATTTGCACAAGAGTTTCAAATGTTACCACAAATGCAACAAATGGCAGTTCAGAACCCACAAGTTCAGCAACAGTTACAGCAAATATCACAAAAGATAGAAGCTAGAAAAGCTGTATTGATTGCAGATATGACTGAAGAGTTTATGAAGGAAGAAAAACAAATTACTTCTCAATTCGATCATGACCCATTACTTAAATTAAAACAAAGAGAAATTGATTTAAAAGCAATGGAGACGGAAAGAAAACAACAAGAAGTAGACGCTAGAATTAATTTAGACAAAGCTAAGATGGTTCAAAACAGAGAGATCACAGATGATAAACTGGAACAGAACGAAGACTTAGCTAATTTAAGAGCAGATACAGCAATTGAAAAATCGTTGATATCGGCTGATGTTAAACTGACTTCAGATAGAATGAAGGCTAAAGACGTTAAGACCTTGAAAGGTCCTAAATCTTAGTATATACAAACCCTAGGAGAAAAATATGGCAAAAGAAGGTAAAGGATACAACCAGTCAATGTTCACCAATAAAGATGGATATCTTAAAGGTGGGAATGAAATTTCTATTCCACCACAGAATTTAATAAGAGATCCAAGAGCAAAAAATAGCATTAGAGGATCTAGTGCTCGAATTGCAACTGGTGATAAAGTAACTGTTAGAAGTACAGGTGGCAAAGGTTCGTCTACTAAAGCTAGAAAACAGACAGCAACTTGGTTCTAATATGTGGTTATCGGCAATTAAATTAGCCGTCTCTGCTGGAAGTAAGATTTATGCTAACAAGCAGAAGACAAAAATGGCAATGTCAGAGGCACAGCTTATGCATGCTACAAAAATGGCCGAAGGCCAGGAAGCTTACCAAGGTAAACTTTTAGAAGCTAGGCAGTCAGACTGGAAAGACGAGGCAGTTTTGGTCATATTAAGTTTGCCAATTTTGGTGATTTCATACGGGGTCTGGGCTGACGATCCGGCAGCTATGGACAAGATAAAAATTTTCTTTGAGCATTTTTCGGCACTTCCAAGTTGGTTCACTAATTTATGGATACTTGTAGTTGCGTCGATTTATGGTATAAAGGGAACACAAATTTTCCGTAATGGAAAAAAATAAGGAGCAAATATGAGAAATGATTTTGGAACGAGATACTCTCCACCAAGATTCCCATACAAAGGTGGCAAAGGTGTTTCTAAGAAAAAGAAACAAGGCTACAAAGATAGAGAAGATGAATCTCTAGGTATGAGAACTGGAAAAGAATCCACTAAGAAACAATCTATGAAAGATCGTAGAGATGAGTCTTATGGAAAATGGGGCAAAAGAAAATCTGGTAAAATTAATAAGTAGGAATTATGGGTTGGTTATCTGCATTAACAAAAGGCAAGAAAGTTGCTGGAGCAATTAGATCTGTTAAACCTGCACAGAATGTATCAACAAAGAGAGCTATACAAGATAAAGCAGTAGCAGCTGTTGATGAAGGTACTAGAAAAGGTTTAGGAGGCAAAAAACCTTCAGACAGACTTAAACAGAGTATGTCTAAAACTAAAAGAGAAGCTTCTAAGAGTATGAAAGACATTTCTTATAAATGGGATGAATTAGTTTCTAAACAAAAATCAAGAAACAGAAAACTTAAAAGAAAAGTTTTTGGTGGTGCCAGTGCCGCAATTGCTGGAACAGTTGGTGGACATGTAGCTGCTAAAAAGAAATTTCCAAAATATAAAAAAGTTATGGAATCCGATATTACTATTAAAGATGGTAAACTAGGATTAAAACCAAGAAAAGCTGGAAGAGGCGGGGGCCGAGACTAATGGGAAAAACAGCTTTTGATTTAATGCATGTATCAGGATTCAATCCACCAGCAGGTCACAATAAATGGGGCTATACAAATGGTGGAGATAGAGTTGGATTTAAAAAAGGTGGCAAAGCTGACAAGAACTGGATTCAAAAAGCTACTGCTTCAATAAAAAAACGTGGAACTAAAGGAAAGTGTACACCTATTACAAAAAAAGGTTGCACTGGACGAGCAAAAGCATTAGCAAAGACGTTTAAGAAGATGGCTAAGAAAAGAGGATAATTATGTCTACAAAAAAAGCAATTAAAACTATAACATCACCTGGAACACATTTGCGAAATTGGGCAAGCTCTAAAGCATTTAAAAAAGCAAATAAGAAAGGATCTCGTAAAAAATACAACATAGGTGGAAGAGCAAACTTATTAGAAGAAATGGGTAGAATCGATGCTAGAAGACACCCTGATGCAGCAGATAGAGCTGAGAAAAAAAGAGTTATTGGAGAATTAAACAGAGGTTATAAATCTGGTGGTAAAGTCCTTAAAGGTAAAAAAGTAGGGTGTCAAATCAAGTAATGAATTTTTTAAAGAAATTAATAGACTTTCTAGTATTTGGAAGGAAAAAAGAAGAACCAGTAGTTTTGGAAGAAAAAGCTCCTGTAAAAGAGTCCACAGTACAACACTGTTTGTCTCATATAAGATTTAGAAAGAATTGCCCAGACTGCTTAAGAGCAGTTGGGGTTATATAATATGGTCGATTTAGAAAACGTAATCTATAAATTAAGAAGAGCTTTAGATAATAGAATTAAACAATTAGCAATCTCTGTAACGTCCGGAGGGGTTGACAATATGGAAACATATAAGTATATTATCGGACAAATAAACGCCCTAGAGGCAACTAAACAGGAACTCTCTAACCTGCTAGACGATAAGGAGCAACATGAAAATAAAGGGACAGTCATTAACATCAACGGCAGCAAGCCCAAAGATAATCACACCAAATAAAGAATTAGTCGGAGTAAAAAAATCCGAACCCCCAAAAGAAGTTACAAACGAAAAAGAAAAATTACCTCAACCAACTGGTTGGAGACTTTTAGTTTTACCATTCAAGATGAATGAAAAAACTAAAGGTGGAGTTATTATAAATGAATCAACATTAGAACGTCAACAAGTTGCATCACAATGCGGAAACGTATTAGCGATGGGATCAGAATGTTATAAGGATAAAGAGAGATATCCAACAGGTCCATGGTGCAAGGTTGGTGACTGGGTGGTCTTTGCTCGTTATGCAGGATCACGAATCAATATTGAAGGTGGAGAAGTTCGTCTTTTAAATGAGGACGAAATACTAGCAACGGTCAAGGATCCAGAGGATCTCTTGCATAAATACTAACATAGACGGAGGAAACTATGCCAATAGACGATAAAAAAACAGTTGATCTAGATACTTCAGGACCTGAAGTAGATGTAACTGTTGAAGAAAAAAAAGATGAAGCTGTAATTGAAGAAACTACAGCTGCACCTGAGAAAGAGGAAACAGTAAGAGAGGTACCAAGAGAACCAGTAAAAGAAGAAACAGTAAAAGAAATAAAAAAGGAACAAAAAGTAGAAGATGAAAAACTAGAAGACTACAGTAAGGGAGTGCAATCTAGAATTGCTAAACTTACGCGTAAGATGAGAGAAGCAGAACGTAGAGAAGCTGCTGCTGTCGAATACGCTTCATCTTTAGAAAAACAAAGAAAAGCTGATCAGGATAGATTTACTAAAATTGATTCTGATTATAATCAAAAATTTGAGGAAAGTGTTAAAACTGGAATGGAGATGGCTCAAAAGCAATTAGCTACAGCCATTGAAGCCGGGGACGCACCTGCTCAAGTTGAAGCAAACAAACGTATAGCAGAGCTTGCGTTTGATAATGCTAAATTAAAACAAAGAAAAACTGAACAGGCTGAGAAACCTGTCCAGCTTTCTGACGGTGGACAATTACCAAAAGAAGCTCCACGATCATTACCTCAAGCTGATCCTATGGCTGAAGATTGGGCGGAGAGAAACAGATGGTTCGGTACTAACCGAGCTATGACGTTTACTGCGTTTGAAATTCACAAAGATCTAGTGGAGAAAGAAGGGTATGATCCAAAATCAAATGAGTATTACACAGAAATCGACAAAAGGATAAGAGTTGACTTTCCTAGTAAATTTGATAATACTGGAGATATACAAACGACTAGACCCGTTCAGTCGGTGGCTTCTGCGAATAGAAGTGCAAAAACTGGTCGCAAAACAATGAGACTCACATCATCTCAAGTAGCAATAGCTAAAAAATTGAATGTGCCACTCGAAGAGTATGCAAAACAATTAAAACTCACGAAGGAAGGAGCATAACATGAAAAAAGACGACAAAATAACTTCTCGTGCGGCAGACACTCGGTCAAACACTGAAAGGCCAAAAGAGTATAAGCCACCATCCTCTCTGGATGCACCACCAGCGCCTAACGGTTTTAGGCACCGATGGATAAGAGCAGAATCTGTAGGTTTTATAGATAGTAAAAATATTTATGGAAGACTTAGAGAAGGGTATGAATTAGTGAGAGCTGATGAATACAAAAGTTCTGATTATCCTGTAGTTGCCGACGGAAAATACGCTGGAGTCATTGGAGTAGGAGGCCTATTGTTGGCTAGGATACCCGAAGAACTCGCGAAGTCTCGTGTTGATTATCAGAAAAAACTTACTGAAGGTCAAGACGAAGCAGTTGAATCCGACTTGCTTAGGGAACAACATAAGAGTATGCCTATCGATATCGAAAGGCAATCTCGTGTAACCTTCGGTGGTACTAAGAAATAATATTTCTAAAACTATCGGAATAAATTAACCGTGCTGGAGGCTTTCTTCGGAAGGCAGGCACATAAGGAGTAATAACTATGGCAAATAGTAACACTAAAGGATTTGGTTTGATCGCAGTGGGTACAGTTGGTTCTACACCAGCTACTCAAGGTCAAGGCAAATACTATATCGATGCCGGTGATACTGATGACTTGTTTCAAGGATGTTCTGTTCGAATGAAGGATGGATACATTGTTGAAGCGTCAAGTACAGCGACATTCGCAACTATAGGTGTGTTAAACGGTATCTTCTACAATGCGGCGACAACTTTGAAGCCGACGTGGGCGAACTGGTACAACCAACCTATTACTCCGGCTAACAGTGAAGATATTACAGCATTTGTAATAGATAACCCTTTCCAACTTTTCATGGGATCAACTTCTGCAGCAGTAACACAGGCTAACGTCGGTAGAACTGTATCTT